GTTTTCGATGGACTGACTGAAAGTATATCAACTGTTATTCAAGATATAATGTCAGGTATACAGAATATTGCTAGAGATATAATTGGGGATACCTTGGGCGACAAAATATTTGGTAAGAGGGCTGTTAAAGACCTGTCAGTGGAAGAACAACAAGAGGAACGTAAAGACCTCACAGATGATATGAAAGACACACGAAAGGAAGCCCTCGAAAAAGGAAAAGACCTAAAGGAAGCCAAGCTTGAACTGGAAAAATTTGAAGCAGAAGCCAAAGCGAAGGGTGGATTTGATAAAATACAAAAGAGCGGCGCTGGTCTTTCTCAAAATGATATTATAGAAGCAAGAGAGGCGCTACAAGTAGCAAAAGATGAAGAAAAAGAAGCAGCAGAAAAATTAAAAGCCGACCAAGAGCGATTGCAGAAAATTAACGCTAGTCTTAATGCTCCTGCTCCAGAAAAACTCATTGAAGCTAAAATGGAACAAACTTCTGAAGCTAAAATGGAAAAAACTTCTGACGACGAAAAATCTGATGGTAAGGCTGCAAACGAGATTAAAGAAAACGCTGCAAAACAAAATACTCCGGCACCGGCACCGATGATCGTCACCGACAACTCTAAAGTTGAAAACAAACAGAACCAGACTGTTCTTGAACATGGTAAAGTGTTAGAAGACCCGTCGGCGGGAGGACGTGCGGGGAAGGCAATTGCCGGTGTTCACTAAAAGAAAACCCCTCACCAATTTCTCAGTGAGGGGTTTATAGTAAACCAGATTAGTTTACCCTTCAGCCAACTTCTCAAAGTATGACATAGCGTCATCACCATCATCTGCCGAAACAGTAGGTGCTGGTTTTGGTTTGGTGTTTACCTTAACAGGTGCAGTAGGTTCATCCTCCATGAGAGTTTCTACTGTGCTTGTCTTGGTTACACCAGACAGGACCATATCAAGACGAGTCTTCAACTCATCATAAGTCTTAAAGTTAGATGGTGCAGTGAACTCTGAAAGAGAATGCTCACTACCCCAAACGCTCTCCAACTTGTCCTCATCATCAGACAGTGCAGCTGCGCCATCAAAGGATGAGAGATCATAGTTCCAGTAACCATCTACCTTACGAAGCTTCAACTTGAAGTTCGCACCTTCCCAAAAATCAAATGGGTTGATAGGGTCTGTATCAGGAAATGGAGGTTGCATTGCTTCCATCACCTTGTCGAAAATCTTCTTACCATAACGATAGAGGAAGACCTTACCCTCGTTCTGAGGATTTGATGCATCACTCACCACATAGATGTTTGAGTAATATTGCAACTTACGCTTCTGCTTACGAGCAATCTCCTTATCAGACTCAATACCAGAGTTCCAGAGTTTAGAGTTATACTCCGACACAGGATCATTATTACCAAGCGTAGTCAATGAGTTCTCAATAAACCATTGACCAGTTGGCCCTTGGAAAGCGTGGTTCCAAAGTTTAACCCAAGGAAGGTCTTCACCCGTTGGTGCGGGCAGGAAACGAATGACAGCATAACCATTGCCGGTCTTATCCATCGTAGGTTTCCAAAGACGTTCATCAACGTAAGACTTCTTCTCTAGGGGGGCAGATTCTTTCTGGGCAGCACCCAACAGTGAATCCAAACTATTCTGCTTCTTCATTGCAGCTAATGACATTGTAGTCTCCTTATGTGTAAATATATTTCGTATGTTTAAGTATGTTTAAATGTATCATGATGTAGTAGAAATGTCAATACTCCTTTATATATAATCGTTCAATGATAGTTCTTTACAGAACTCTTCTTTTGACAAGCACTTTACATTGAGATGGTAGTCTTGCACTGTTGAACCATGCCAACTGTTAGTGCCTTGTACTTTGCAATCTACCCAATAAAAAGTTCTATCCTTATACTTGTCAAAAAGTTCAGTCATTTGGTTCATCCAATTTACAGGATTGAACCCTTTCGCAGAGGCAGGCAAATAATTGTCTGTCCCTTTATATATGTTATTGATTGTCTCATCGTATGTACTCAAATCAAATCCTAACATATAAATCTCTTCTGCATTTTGTTCATGACATGCACACAGTAAAGCCATACTGCCAGTTGATAGATTAGGATTACCAACATCCACTATGTCGTCATTCTCATTTACATAGGTAATCCAGATTCCAATATCCTTTTCCATCTTGAGTTTGAGATCATCCATGTCTAAACTTGGATGCATCTTTATCATATACTCAATAGACTCATGAACCGTTGCAGGGTCTTTGCCAGATATCACACACTGGCCAGTTTTGTTCTTACTCCTATGAATAAAGTTATCTGGTATATCAAATCCCATGAGCATCATGTCAGCAACTTCTGCTGGAACAACACTCCAGTTTGAGAAATAACATTTACCCTTATAACCCGAATCATATATCTCTTGTTGCATACCGTAGTCCATAGCAACAAGATTGTCTGGTGCTGCGTCACGGTAAACGGCATTACATCCCCATGTCCTAGCATCAACCCATTTAGTATTTGGGTTGCACCAAGACCTAGACTCACCATTTCCCATGACAACAGCTTTACTCATGAACGTAGTGCTTCCCAACTCACAGGAAATGTGTCAGCTGACAACTTATCAATTTGGTCAGCAACCATCTGTGTCTCTACCTGTGCATCTGGTTTACACCGTAGATTACATACACGGGCAAATGCGTACAGTGTACCACTCCAGTACCATTCGGTATTCATTGACTGTGGAAGGACCATACGAGCCTGTTCTGGACACACACCCTTTCTTAGTAACTCCTCATATGTCCACTTACATTTCTGCATTGCTTGTTTGTATGAATCTACCATAGCAGGTCCACTAGAACCAGCAGGATTGATATCAATCTCTACACTCGACGACCCCTGCTTCTTGTTATCTGCCTTACCTCTCCAGATAAGAGGGTAATAGAAAGTTGGTTCATCATCCACATATCGCCTTGACACCTCATTCCATGTTAAACCAATCTGATGCTTGACCAACTGTCTTGCAACAAATATAGGAGCTTTGATATGAAACTGTAAAGACGCATGACCAAAGGGACTCCAATGATTATGCTTTGCGAGATAATTAATCAGTTTAGTGTCTTTATCATTATCAAAATTATCATGCACCTTTGCAAAAGAAACACGGGCAGCATTCACCACTGACAAATCACTTCCCATGCTATCAACTAATGTAACATCCATCACTTCAACAAATCCTCATGTTTTGCTTGTTTTTCTCTTCTCATATTATTCAACTCTGCTCCAGATTTCTTACCACCTAAATATTTTGGAATTGAAGCAGATTTACTTTTTGTATATTTCTCTAACCATCTTTTCATTCTACTGAACATGACTGCTCCATAAAAAATGGTGCCGGTGGTAAGAATCGAACTCACAACCTATTGCTTACAAAGCAATTGCTCTACCGTTGAGCTACACCGGCACACACTAATTACCGCTTATTGTTGCGGCGTGGACGAAACCCTGACGGGCGTTGAGTTGCGAGTTTCTGAACTCGTTCACCTAGTTCCTCATTGGTTTTCACCAACTCGGCATTATCGAATTCTAGACAACGAACACGATCAAGAAGTCCACCTACCTGAGAGGCGAAGAAACCTTCTTCACGGATTGCGGGGTCACCATCTAAGTGTACTGTTACTTCCATTTGAAGTCTCCATTACAAGGGTTGCTGCCGTCATGCACGACAGTTAACATAATATTATAATACTACAGTTAATTGAATATGTCAAGCACTTATATAGGTAATTTTGCTTGACGAGGTAAAAAATTCAATTCTCTTGCGTCAGCTTCAATCTTCTCTTTTAGTGCTTTTGAAACTAGGGAATTGATGCCTTCTAGTTCTAGTCCTTCTTTTTTACAATACCAAAGGACGGCATCCATGTGGGTTATTCTCTTCTCCTTCACAATATTTTCAATCTTCATACAAAATGTCTTTGGTGTATTCAGTGGCATATTGTCTCCATTCTATAATTTTATGTGAGGTTGGGAGGCTAACCGTGACCCCCCACGGATGTATTACGGCATCACCCGAAGAAAGTATAGTAAGTGGTAGTTTTTAGTCCTATAAAGAGAACTACCAAACTCATTAAGTGTCGATATAGCAATAGGTTGCCGTCACTTAAATAAGGTGGTAGGTTATTCTGTTGCCAAGGAACCTACCGAAACTCCGAACACTTACTGCTTACGCAGCAAGAGCCATGGGTGCAAAATTATCATTTGCGTATAGTTTATGACCTATAAGGTGGTCAATCCACAGTTCTCCACTTCTCTATTTAACACCTGTCGATCCTGTTTCGCCCCCATCATCAGAACAGAGCAATTCACTTGCTTTCGTTTCCCAAACCCAAGGAAAAATCCCGTGAATGATTAAAACAAAGGATACACTAAAAGCTCTAAACATGTGTCCGAAGTATGTGTAACCTGTGTCTTTTAAATGTTTCATTTCTGTTCTCATGGTGGAGGCGTTGGGTACTGCCCCCAAGTCCAGTCTGTCGTTCGATCTGTTTCATCAAACTGTATCTTATTTATACCATATGGGGATGTATTTGTCAAGACCCAAATGGAATAAAACTTTGAATAGAATATCTATATCTTTCATCAAATTCAGCATATGTTCCATGAAAATTTTTTCCCTCATAAATTATCAAGGTGTTAAATGTGCTTGGTGCAATATGATATAATTCCCAATCTTCATCTCCCTCAAAATTTTGCCAAGGAACAATAATACTTTTTTTAAGCTTGCTCATAACTATTCCACCAACTTTACTTTTTGGTAAGATTAAATTATCATTATTATAATGCCCTTTGTATCTGTAAAATGCTGTGCCTCCAACATAGTCACACAGCCATATATTACAAACTATTTTAAGATTGTCAACATGGGGCATCCATGAATTTTTCCAG